CCGACACGTAAGCATACCCATCAAGAGCCACACGGCGCCCCCCTTTGTACGATGCGTTCCGCGCCCCCGATGGGCTGTGGTTCGCCAGTCTCGGTAGCTGATACCGAGTTAGGTACTTGCGAACTCGGCGAGGGTTCACCCCAAGGGCTTGTGCAATTTCTACTGAGCTGGTATCGCCGTCTGCCAGCGCACGGATGGATTCAAAGAGCTCTAAATTTCTGCCGCCCATATGGACCTCCTAGTAAGACCGTTATCAACAGGCCCATTGTAGCACTTACGCGTAAGCAGGTGCAGGAAGTTTATTGGGACCTGCACGTCACTGGTACAAATAACTATGTGACTGCAGACGGGGCGATACACCACAATAGTGGCAAGAGTACCGTGGCCTTGATGGACCTTTTGGCCCGCGCCATTGACCAAGCCCCGTTTGGTGGGGAGCGGCGTACCAAGATGCTCGTACTGCGCAATACGATGGCGCAGCTGAAATCAACCATCAAGCCTCTGATCGACACGTGGTTTGTCGAACTACCCACCCGTTTGGGGGGATACCCGGCAGGAGAGTGGCGCCTGAGTGACAACACGTTTGAGATGAAGTTCAAGCTGCAGGATGGCACTATGGTGCGCTCGGACTTTATTCTGATGGCCGCGGATACGCCTGATGACGTGCGCCGGCTGTTGTCAGTGGAAGCCAGTGCCGCATGGGTTGAGGAAGCCCGCGAAGTGGACGAGGCTGTGTTTAACGGTCTGCAGGGGCGGGTGGCGCGGTTTCCGGCAAAAGCTGCAGGGGGTGTGACGTACCCCGGCGTAATCATGTCAACCAACCCGCCGCCCTTGGGGACGTTTTGGCATAAGTTCATGACGCAGCCAGCGAGCAATGCCAAGGTATTTATCCAACCGGCGGCGATACTTGAGGATGGATCGTGGAACCCGCTGGCCGAGAATCTGGAGCACCTGGATGCCAACTACTACGACAACTTGGTGCTGGGCAAGACGCAGGGGTGGCTCGATGTGTACGTGCGCAACCAGTTTGGCCCGGGGGAGTTCGGCAACCCGGTGTACAAAGGGGCGTTTAAGTCAGCGTTCCATGTAAGTAAAGCCGAACTGCGGCCTATCAGTGCGAGCCTGGCCCCGCTTATTGTCGGGTGCGATAACGGACTGACCGCAGCTGCGACCATCGGGCAGCAAGATGCCCGTGGGCGGGTAAACATATTTGCGGAGTGTTTCGTGCCAGAAGGGGAGTCGATGGGGTTCGAGTCATTTCTGGACAAATTGCTGCTGCCGCTCTTGCGTAACCGGTTTCCGATGTTCAAACCTGACGGTATGCTGTTCTCGATGGACCCCGCATGTTTTAGCCGATCGAGCCTGGACGAGAAGACCCTCGCTCAGGCTGTGCAGAAACGCGGGTTTATGGTGTCCAAGGCATCCACCAACGACCCAGAGCGCAGAATAAACGCCGTGGAAACCCTGCTGGCGCGCCAGATTGATGGTGGGCCGGGCCTTCTTATCGACCCCAGGTGCACTCACCTGATAAACACGTTTGAGTGGTCCTACAGGTTCAAGAAGACACTGAGCGGGCAGACGACGTTGACCCCTGAGAAGAACCACGCAGCCAACCAGGCCGATTCCTGCCAATATCTCGCCCTGGCTTACGAGGCTGGGATGCGCGGGGCGTTTGGGCAGCGCCCGTCGGCGCGTAAAGTCGTGCGTGCGCAGTACGCATACTCATGATTGCTGTAAGCGTGTAAGCATGGTAACATGACGCTTTGCGTCATTAACCGTAGCAGGTACTCCATGCAACTTGGTCTCTCTTCCCCCGACCAGATGGGGGCCGCTCCCATTCCCGCGTTCTCTCAGCAGTCTGCGGCTAACCCGACGCCGCAGCAGATCAACATCGGCGGCATAACGTCGATGCGCACGCTTGGAAGCCTACAGGCGGAAGAGGCTACAGCCGCAGCGGTGGCGCGGGCTACGGAGGCGGGCAATACAGAGGTTGTGCAGGGGCTGGTGAGTTACCTGCGCAAGCACTGGACTCAGGCGCGGGACGCCAAGATTGATGTTGAGCAGCAGATGCTGGAGGCTGTGCGCGCACGCTCGGGTAGGTACTCAGCGGCCAAGGAGGCAGAACTTGCCCGCAACGGCGGCAGCGCCATCTATATGATGTTGTTTGCCACGAAGGCGCGCCAGGCCAAGGCGCTGCTGACGGACGTGATGGTGGGCTCAGGGGTAGAAAAACCGTGGACGTTTGCCCCAAGCCCCAAACCCGATCTTCCGCCGCATGACGTTCAGCAAGTCGTTGCAGGTGTTCAGCAGATCGTGGCTCAAGCGGAGCTGGCGGGGCAGGGGATGGGCGTGGACGAAATTCGCGCACTGCTGCAGGATGCCAAGGACCGCCTGGAGCACACGACAATGGCCCAGGCCAAGGCGTACTCTGATAAGGCCGAGCGCACCATCGAGGACGTGCTGGTGGAGGGTGGGTATCAGGAGGCTTTGAACGAGTTTCTGGATGACTTGACGGTATTCAAGACGGCGTTTTTGAAGGGGCCGGTTGTCCGCAACCAGCCGATATTGACTTGGGAGATGCAGCCAGGCGGCGCCGCGGTGCCGGCGGTCACCACAACCAAGAAAATGTGCTGGGAGCGGGTGGACCCGTTCATGATGTACCCGGCTGCATGGGCCAAGACGGTTGAGGACGCGTATCTGATTGAGCGCCATCGGCTCAGCCGTGCAGACTTGAGCGCCATGATTGGCGTGGATGGGTATAGCGAGGATGCCATCCGGGCGGTATTGGATGCGCACGGCGCCGGCGGACTGCACGACTGGCTGCAGGTGGACTCTGATAAAGCCGCGGCTGAGAGCCGCGAGCCTGATTTGGGGGACAGTGAGCTGATCGACGCGCTTCAGTGCTGGGACTCTGTGTCCGGCAAAATGTTACGTGAGTGGGGCATGAAGGGCGTCACCGACGATGCCAAGGAGTACCCGGTTGAGTGTTGGCTGATTGGGCAGTGGGTCATCAAGTGCGTGATTAACCCAGACCCTCTGGCACGGCGCCCGTACTATTGCGACGGGTACAGCCGAGTCCCAGGCGCGTTCTGGCACAAGAGCTTGTTTGACCTCATCCGTGACTGCGTGGATATGTGCAACGCTGCGGCGCGGGCGCTGGCCAACAATTTGGGGATCAGTTCCGGCCCGCAGGTGGGGGTCAATGTGGACCGGATGCCGCCCGGGGAGGAAATTACGGAGATGTACCCCTGGAAAATCTGGCAGTTCAGCTCCGACCCGATGGGGTCGTCCGCCCCGCCCATTACGTTTTTTCAGCCGGGTAGCAACGCCAGTGAGTTGATGGGGGTGTACGACAAATTTAGCCTGATGGCTGATGAGTACAGCGGCATTCCGCGTTACATGACGGGTACTGAGGGCACACCAGGAGCAGGGCGCACGGCCTCAGGGTTGTCCATGATGGTCGGTAATGCGAGCAAGGTCATCAAGGCGTTGGTATCGAGCCTGGACATCCATGTAACCCAACCCGCGTTGCGCCGGGCGTTTGACTTCAAAGTGCAGTACGACCCCACGTTTGAGTACCAAGGGGACTTGCAGATTGTTGCGCGCGGGGCGCTTAGCCTGCAGGTCAAAGAGGCCGCAAATCAAGCACGCATGCAGTTCTTGCAAGCGACTGCGAACCCTCTGGACGCACAGATCATTGGTATCGAAGGTCGCGCCGCAGTGCTACGGGCTATTGCCACCAGCCTGAACCTGAATACGGATAGTGTGGTCCCGTCCATGTCAGCCATGAAGGTAAAACAGGCGCAGGCGGTAATGGCGCAGCAACAGGCCGCGCAAGCCCCGCAACAACCAGGGCAACAGCCGGCCCCACCGTCCGGGCCACAGTCGGGTCAGGTTTTGAGCGACGGAAGCCCGATTACAGATAATTTTTCGCAGCAACCGCAATAGTTTATTGCTAACGCGTAAGCAAGTGTGATATAAACGCACCATGACGAAAGCGGACGAGTTGGAGTTGTTTGATTACCTGTCGCGCACTAAGCTGCGTGATTGGCTACAAGCCCAACTTTCCGCAGATGTTTTGGTGCTGACGCAGGCGTTAGACATCGATCAGCTCCGTCGAGCACAAGGACGTGCCGGATTACTGAACTCGATGGTCACCTTGTTAGACAAGGCGCCCGCAGCGGCTCGGAAATAGTTTTTTTTAACCCAAACACCGGTGTGTCCGGCTTGGAGATTGTTATGGCATTGCCTAATCAGGTGCAGGCTGCGCTAGACGCCGCTGACGCTACTCTTGCTGCTGTTAACGCCCAGCAGGGCGAACAACCACCGGAGGACGCGTTTGCTGCCGCAGACGCTCCGCAACCAGAGCCGCAAGCCGCGCCAGAAATTGCTGCGCCCGCGCCGCAACCCGCGAAAGACGAGCCTTGGGAAGCCAGGTACTCCGTGTTGCGTGGGAAATACGACGCTGAGGTTCCTCTGCTGCACCGTAAGGTCTCGATGCTGGAGTCTGAGCTGCAAGCGGCCATTGGCCGACTGAACGCTACACCCGCCCCACGTGCTGAGCCTGAACAGTCAGAGGTTGACCCCAAGGACGTGGCCGCTTTTGTTGAAGATTTGGTGAAGATGGTGGGGCGTATGTCGAAGTCCACTGCGGCTTCATCTGTACGCGCGCTGGAAGCCAAGATTGCTGACCTTGAGAAGCAGTTGGTTGACCAGTCGGAGCAACTGAAGGGGACAAGCTCCCAGGTTGCAATGACTGCTGAACAGACGTTCTTCGATAGGCTGTCGAAGGTGCTCCCAGCGTGGCAGCAGGTGAACGCGGACAAAGGATTTCTGGCTTGGTTGGCAGAGGAAGACCCTGTTTATGGGGTCCAGCGTCAACAGGCACTGGCAGCAGCGCAGAAACGACTGGATGTCGATCGCGTGGCTGCGGTGTTCCGGGCATACACCGGTACTTCTACCAAAGACAAATCGAGTCCTCTGGACTCAATGGTGAGCCCTAAAGGGGCGGCTACCGTGGCACCGACTCCGAGCGAGAAACCTGTGTTCACACAGGCCCAGGTCACATCGTTTTACGACGACGTACGACGTGGGAAGTACCGGGGTAATGACACGGAGTTCGCTCGCATTGAAGGTTTGATTAACGCCGCTTTATCTGAAGGCCGCATTCGTTGATGTGGTTAAGGGGGAGCGGCCAACTTGGAGTAATTCAAAATGGCAAATGTTTCTTCCCCTGTTAGCGCGATCGGCGGAGCTGAAAAAGCCCTGACCATCACCAACACCACCGATACGCAGGCTGCTGCGATCGCCAACCAGACGCTGCCCGGCATGGTCAACATCGTTACGACGATGGCGGCTAGCGGTATGGCTGCGCTCCCCAAGCTCCCTGCGGGCTCTGTAGTGGTCGTAACTTCTACGGTGGCTACCAACACCCTGAAGATTTACCCACCGGTTGGCGGGACGATCTCGGCGATCAACTCCGCGGGCACTAAAAACGCCTCGGTAACCATCTCTGCCCAAGGTTCGGCCATGTTTCTGGCCACTGGCGGCGCAGGCGGTGCTGACTTCCACCGCGTCACCGTCGCTTAACCCCCACACGTTAAAGGAGCCCAATCATGGCAGTAACCCGTAATAGCGCCGCCGTATTTCCGGTAAGCGCCCCGTTTAATACCGCAGTACCTGCGTCCGGTAACTTCATCCCCACAGTCTGGTCCGCCAAACTGAATGCGAAGTTTTATCAGTCCACCATCTACGCCGAGATCGCCAACACCAACTGGCAAGGTGAAATCAGCGGCATGGGTGATAAGGTCATCATCCACACAGCCCCCACCATTACGGTGACGGACTATGTTGTCGGTGGCGGCGGCTTGAACTACCAAGTCCCCCAGGCTGACGTGCAGGAAATGGTGATCGACAAGGCTAAGGCGTTTGCGTTCCAGATCAACGACGTGCTCGATTTCCAAGCAAAACCTAACTTGCTGGATATGTTCACGACCGATGCCGGCATGCAAATGAAGATCGCCATCGACTCGACGGTGCTGTACAACACCATTTTTGAAGCCGCTGCCGCCAACCAAGGCGCTACGGCAGGTGCTAAGTCTGGCGCCTACGCGCTCGGTACTTCCGGGTCTCCGATCGCTATCAACGCTACAGCAGGTGACGCTGCCAACGTGTTGACGAAGATTTTGCAGATGGCCTCTGTGCTGGACGAGCAGAACGTGCCGGAGTCCGAGCGGTTCTTGCTGATTGACCCCGCGACCCGTGCGCTGCTGATGAACACCAATCTTGCCCAAGCCCAGTTCATGGGTGATAGCACCTCTATGGTGCGTAATGGCAAGATTGGCACCATCGACCGGTTTACGGCGTACGTTACCAACCAACTCCCATTTGCCGCGGCCAACGCGACGGTGTGGACTTCTGGCGCCGGGGACGAGACGACTATCTCTGCAACCACGAACGCCGCCAAACGTCGCGTGATTGTTGCTGGGCACAAGTCTGCGATTACGTTTGCGTCCCAGATCACCAAGATGGAGACCCTGCGCAACCAAAACGACTTTGGTGACTATATCCGGTCGCTGAACGTGTTTGGTTACAAGGTAGTCAAGCCTGAGTCTTTGGCAGTCTGTATCATCGCGTAAGCACGTTAGCGTGTAGAATAGGGCCGGGCTAACTACCCGGCCTTTTTTGCGGGGGCGTATGAAACCAGTAAGCGACTTCTTTCCCCGGCTGATCCCGTATTTGCCAGGGTGCCCAGAACCTAGCGCCGCTCGGGCGCTGGTTGACTCTGCCATCGCGTTCTGCGATGAGTCCTTGGCCGTTCGTCAACTTGTGGACTCTTTGTCGTGCACACCCGGCGTGGCCGCTTACGAGGTGGACACCCCCACGGGTCAGCAGGTTTCTCGGGTACTGAAGGTTTGGGTGGACAGCAGGCTGATCGCCCCCGTCGCTGTTGGGTACGCCATCCCGCGGGCGCAGACACAGGGGCTTCCGTCGGCGTATTACACGACGCGAGCAGACTCTGAGCTCATGCTTAACCTACATGTCGTACCCGACAAGGATTACTTGCTAGAGGTCGAGGTTGCGCTTCGCCCTGTGACCGAGGCTACATCCCTGGAAACTGACTTGTTTAACCTGTGGTCGGAACCTGTGATTATGGGTGCAATGGCGCGCCTGATGGCCGTCCCAAATCAACCGTTCAGTGACCCCGCCAGGAGCGGCGCACTGGCTATGGAAGCACTTATGCTAGCGCGTAAGGCCCGCATCGAGGGCGAAATTGGCCGCGTAAAGGCTACGTTTCGTGTAGCACCGAGGCTATTCACATGACCTCAACCCAGTCAATCATCACGCAAGCGCAGGCAATACTACAGGACACTGGCGTTCGCTGGCCTGT